CAGTAATGTCTTCTTCAAACTCCCAAAGTTCTTGAGTGTCTATATTACCTATGCTAAAAAGTTTTTCTACACTTGGTAGCTTTACCATGTTATCAATAGCTTGTTCTACTGTTCGTGCAAAAGTTTTGATTGTAGTTCTTTCATTATCTGATTGAACATCCATTAAGTATTCATCCATTATTTGTTCCTTTCGTAAATTGTTTGTAGTTCGTTATAAGTTTTAATGTAAGGATATTTTTTTAACATTTTCATTATCCATTTGTCAGTCATAAAAGATAAATGCATTTTCCCTCCACCAAATACATGAGTTTGATCGGGCAGTAAATCATTTACATTATCTACTGTAATAGTTTTTGCTTGATCTTCAGGCAATAGAGATTGAAGCCACTCAACCTGTAAAGGTTTGACTAGCCTACGAAGTTTCTTTAATTGTTTACTGTTCATTGCCAAGCCTTGAACTCCATGTATGGTTCTTGACTGTAGCCTTCAGGCTTGAACTCAATCATTGATGATACTTCCATGAGGTCAAGCGTTGTAGCTTTTGAATCTCCTTCATCATCATGAGCCATGATCAATCCTTTACCTGCAAAAGTTCCAAGACCTTTGTATTCAAAGTATCTTTGATCACCCTCAACCAACAGTCCTTCATCATCTAAAAACAAATCATTGTCTTCATCAATCATCTGAACTGTAAAGGTTCTACACCCTATGAGGTCATAGATTTCTCTATAGTCCCCACCATATACTGCTTCTTTGACTGTCTCGTCAAATGGATTTACTAAAATTATTCGCACTTGTTATCTCCTTAAATTTAACTCCAAGCAGTTTGTGTATCCTGTCCTCAAATAAGCTGACTTGATCTATCACTGCTTCTTGTTCTTTTGTTGTCATGGTTTCCCAATCATCTATAAAGTCTAATGGATTATGTTTCAACCCATCAAACACCTTCATCAAATAATCTGATATTGTATGTTTAGCTTTTACTTTAGCTGACACCTTAATCTTGTTGTATTGTATCATAAAAAGTTCCTTTAGTCAATAGCTAGTTCCTCCAGTTTATCTTGTAGTTCTTGAATAGTATCTTGTAAGTTTTCAACAGTTCCTTTAAGCTCAACAACCTCATTGTTTAAATCTATGATATCGTCTTGTGCATTATCAATGCAAGACTCTACATCTTCTTGTCTAAAGGTTAAGTCTCCAATCCTATCAGCTATTTTTTCATCTAGCTTTTCTAAGTCTGTTGGTTTTGTTTCGTTTATTGCATACATTATATTGCCCTCGCATTTATTAAATCAATTACAAAGCCTGAAGTATCCTTCTTGGCTTCACCCTTTTCGATAAGTCCAACCACCACTTGAGTTTCATCTAAGAATCTCATGTCGTGTTTGTCCCCATCAATTACTTTTAAACCCTTGAACATCTTAGGTAGAGCATCACGAAAGACTACTGCTATATTGTTCGATACTTTGTCGAACAGAGTAGCATACTTATCATTAGCTTCGGAGTAAGACCAAGTCAAATGATAATTAGGTATGTGCTCTACCTTCCTTGTAGGGATTTTTGTATAGTCATAAAACTGTATCTGTGGAAACATGGCAAAGATGTTTTCATGTCCATCAACCTTAATAGTTTCCCACTGAATATCACTTGTACCATTAAGACGTAGGGCAGGTTTTTTACCCAACCTATCACACTCCCTTAAGAATTTATTTACGTCCTCTACAAGCTGTCTCATGAACTCCTGTGGCTCGTTTAAGAACAGTAGAGATTTTCTAATTCTTGACTGCTGAACATTAGTAAATTTACCCATCCCTGCTGTGTTCAAACAAGGCACATTACACTTGGCAACTTTTGCATATGGACATAAAGTTCTCTTGCCATCTGCCAAATCATCAGGTGCTAAATAAATTATCCGACTAAACCATTCGTCAGATAGCTTGTTGCTCTTTTCAATCTTGGTACTACCACTTGATAGCAAATTATATTTAGGCATTAGATGTCTCCTTTAAATTAAATTCAGCAACTATATCTACAAAGCCAATACAATTACCATTTTCATAACCGACTTCCCAAATCTCTAACTTATCACCCTCATCTGTTATACGAATTTCAAACTCTTTATTATTATATGAAAAGTGTTGAGTTGAACTTGGTTCTATTTTAAATACTCTAAGCATTGTCTTTCTCCATGTGTTCTAAATCTTGAGTTGATACTGCTTGACTACAATGCTGAGATAAAAACTCAATCATTGCTATTGGTACAGGTGTTTCAATATTGTCATAACAATACTGAAGGCAATCATCTTCTAAGTCTGGTCGACCTTCCATTACCCATAGTTTATGCACATTATCCCTCATGTTGTCCATGATAGTGTCGTTAGTTTCATTGCTCATTCGTTGTCTCCTGCAGTATACCTGCTTCTTTTAACATGACTTCAAACTGATCGTAAACCTTTTGCTTACTACCTTTCAAGCCTGTCTCTTCTTTAATTAAAGCATAACAGCTACGACCTCGTGTCATTCGTAATCCTTTAAGTTCTAACTGCAATCCTGCTCTCATAGTTAAAAGTCTTGCACCTAACATTTGATCTTCACCCTCTAATATAAATTCCATATCTATCTCCTATAAAATTAAATGGTAGTTTTTTGTGTAGGACTACCAACCTACACCTAGGTTAATTAGAAAATTCTGCAGTCAACTCCTCAATAAGTTTGTAGACATCAAAGTCTCCACTCATAGTTTGAAGTCTGAGTTTAGTAGTTAGCTCTTGTTTAGTTTTGTGAGGTAATCTCCAACTTATACTATATGTAGGAACTCCTACTCCATAACTAATACCTTCTAATTGAAAACCTTGATTAACAGAATACTTAGAATAGTCAAGTCCATTAACTTCTTGGAACTCTTGAACTAATTCTTTTAATTCCTTTTGGTCGTCTTTAATGTTCTGCTCATACTCTTTATAAGTATTATGTAAAGTGTTTATCATATCAATTCTTGTGTCTATTACACTTTGAATTGCTTGAACATCTTCACGAGCCTTAAACTCAGCAAGTTTATCAGCTTCAATTTTACTTACAACCTGCTCTACGATTAGGTCTTGGTCTTTTACTCTCATCTGTGCCATAATATATCTCCATAAATATTAGCGTTAAAAGGTGGTAGTCTTTGTATATTTGGGAGACTACCAAACCACCTAGTTTTGTATACTAACTAGGAAGCTATAGACATGGGAGTACCATATCTAATTCTGTTCCAAAGTCTTTCAAAGAAAGAAGTCTCTGCATAATATTGAATAGCATCAACAGTATCCAAAGTATCTTGCACATCAAGACTAGAAGCAATCTCAAGTATTTGCATACCTTTGTTTACTTTAGTAAGAGGTATCTTTCTAGCAAAGTATAAGGCATTACTCTCATGCACTTGATCTTTTTGCTTGTAGACTGATACTTTTCCATGATGAAAAGAATTAAAAGTACGACCTGTGTCAGTACCAAATCTATTCTTTTCTGCTCTAACCCTTACAATATTAGCACCAAATTTATGTGCTTGATTCCATATTGCTCGGACTGTAGGTGAAGCATTATCAATGCTTTCAGTAGTCGCACTACCATTTCTGCTGTATATCAATTTTGACATATTTACTATCTCCATAGTTATTAAGGTTAATAAAGGTGCTAGTTAGTTTTTAACCATGAACTAGCACATGGTAATTTCTAAGACAAATCTATAGCGAATGTCTAAGTCGGGGGAGTTTCATGCAGGTTATCTTTAAACTTTCTTTACGCTGGTGTTTCTCCATGTCCCTTGACATCATGTTATATTATTTAATTCCTTATAATTTTAAGGACTCTTTTACATAATGTCCGTTCGTTCTGTGGGGGTATTTTACCCCGATCTTGCCACGCTGTCAAGCATATAAAACTTAAAAACTAATAGGCTCGATGTCGTCTTCGATACTATCGTCAGCTTCTTTAACAGCTTCGCTTGGTTCAATTATAGACTCTATAAAGTCTACAATATCAAAGTGATCTCGTTCTTCCATAAGTTTCTCCTGTAAAATTAATAATTAGGGTACAACATGAGTGTACCTGCATCATAAGGTTCCCAAAACCACCCAGCATCATCTATTATTTTTAATAGGTCTGGGTGTACTGTATCATCTTCTGAAAAACCTTCTTCATATGCTAGGTAATGCTCATATAATAATCTTTCATAAGGTAGAGTTCCTTTATAGTCATACTCACTACCTCTTATCCAAATACCAGTTCTACTATCATCATCATAGAATTCTGACATAGGTGTTGCTTTTGCAATAGGAATTAACCTGTTGATTTTATTTATTAAATGCCCTTCTTTCATAATATCTCCTTTAAGTTTATGAATTTTTAAATGCTTGAACCCTGCCAAGCCCGATAATTATACCGACACCTTCGGCAGATGTCAAGCGTATAAAGCTTAAAACTGTTGTACTGTCCATACAGTCCCCATTTCTATAGTGTTATCGTTTAGATAATCGAACGTTGATCTTAGATACACCTGTTGTTTTGAATATTTTTTGGTGTATAAAAAAGACCTGTCCTCTTTAAAACAATGACGATCTTTTAAATTAAAGCCTAACTCTTTGATATAGCGTAAGGCTTTTTCATTACTGTTAAACTTTTTAAGTTTTGGTTTTTCCATATCTATCTCCTAAAATAAAGCATGGTTGCTGTGTCGGGGTGTATTATAGCGACAAGATCAGCAGATGTCAAGCATATAAAACTTAAAGATTAATATTAAAAATAATTATAAAATTAAATAAAATTTTAAAATATTTAAAAATTACTGTACTTTTTGTGTCATTTATGTGACAATTAAGTGACAATTTAGAAACTTTTTGTAATATTTTGGCAACATTTCCCTCAATTCTTAGCACAACTTAAGTTCTTGCCCTCAATTCTTAGCGTACCTTTAAGTTTAAGTCGCACTTTAAGTTTAATTAAATTTAAAATTATTTAAACTTACTTCATTGGGCATGGTCGTATGCAAAAATAAAAAGCTACCGAGTCTTCGAGGTAATTAAATTATCTTGGAGTTAAACCCGTTAAAAACTTAAGATTGTTTCTTTAAATTTTAAAATAAACAATCCAAGTTTACCAAACCTAACAGATAAAAAAAGCCATTGCATGTTTTAAGATACAATGGCTTTAAGAGCTTAAGAGTTTTCTTTTAAATATAAAGCAATAGCATCTTTATATTTCTTTGGAAGAGTCTTCTTTGAAAACAAATCATTGGCTTGTTTAAAAGAAAACTTATTATCTTTGGCTAATCCATATAAGCAACCTTGTACTTGCTTGTGGACTTTCCAGTTCATTTTATCTCCAGTTTTTGCAAACTTGTAAGACAATGCTCTGCACTGCTTAAAAGTTGCTGGACTGCCAAGTTGCTCTTTGTCAAAGCTATTAATATCAAACGTATTTTCCATAATGTACTCCTTTTAGTTTATGGATTGGTAAAGTGCTAGAATGTAGTCTTCTAACGGTTTAAAGTCCTCTGCGTTAGTGCAGTGGATTCCTGCGACATAAATGCCCATAGATGTCAAATCTAATATGAACATTTGAGCCATAAGAACTGATGGAAACTCAATAGTTTCGTTGTTTGTAAAGTCTATTAAAATCATAATGTACTCCTTTAAAAACACATTAGATCATAAAGATTTTGAAGTGTCAAGGTGTCTTTAAGTATTCAAAATTTACTTGGCTTCGGATAAATTTTTAATACTCCTTGATACTTTGAAATCTTTATGTATTTGTAAACTAGAAAAAGGAGTACTTATAGATTTTAAAGACTTTACAGATAGCTGAAACTATTAGAGTTTGTATTAGTTCTTTCTCTTCATGGCTCAAAGTTCATACATTAGATTTGTTACAGATATGAGGTGTTTATGGGGCAGATGAATCCTTACTAGCCCCTAACGTGGAAGACTTTGAGCTGATAGAAGACTATACATTCTAGACACTTTAGCACTCCATGCTCTTAAACTAAAGGGAGTATGTTGTGGGGAAGACGTTGCTATTAATCTTTGACAGAGTGTGACTTGGGAGTGCTTTGTAACTTATTGCAGTGCATTGCATTGACTTGGAAGTGCATCAAAACCTAGGGGATAAGGTGGATTGGAAAGGCTTACAATGAAGACATTGGTGCTTTTGTGGATTATTAAACTTGATAAGTTTCCTAAGTTCAAGCCAAAGATTTGATTCTAATAAAGACTCTCCAAAGACTTTGAAGTTTGCTATTGCTTTACTTAACTTAGGAAACTAATGACAAGCTCGTAAGCCATTGTAAGTTTAAGGCTACATGCAATGCACCTATGCTGTTAGGTTTGGTAGGGTTTAACTCCAAGGGTAGGCAGGAGACCATGCCCCCCACCCTCTATATCTATAGCATGGTTATACATTTTATACCATATACCCCATTAACCAGATAGCTCTATATCTAGTTTACAACCCGAGACATAAAGACTTCAAAATCTTTATAGTATATAGGTATTATTTTAAGGATAAGTTGAAGGGTAATTAAGGTTGTTTTAGCATGTGAGCAGGGAGCTCTGAATTAGCTATTCAACCCTGGGGGGCACTAAAGTTATTATACATCCTCAATCCAGTTTTGTCAAGAGATATCGAAAAAAACTTTAAAAGCTTGACAAATTTCTCAGGTGCAGCTATAATAAAGAACATGGCTATATTACCAAGCATTGACAGTGCACAAACAAAACGTGAACTAACACCCAAACAAGAGTCTTTCCTTGAGCACCTGATTGAATGTCAGGGTGATGCTAAGAAGGCTGCAGAACTTGCAGGGTATAAGAGTCACTACCATCATGTTGTAAAGACTTTAAAGTCTGAGATACTAGAACTCACTCAAGAGATTTTAGCTAACTCAGCACCGAAAGCAGCTTTTAAGCTTGTAGAAATTATGGATTCTAAGAAACCTATTATCCAAGCCAACAATAAACTTACAGCAGCACAGACTCTTTTAGATAGAGTAGGTGTAACCAAAGTAGATAAAGTAGATGTAACTCACAACATGAATGCCGGTGGTATTTTTTTAATGCCGGACAAAGCCCCACTAGATATTGAAGATGGAGAGTATGAAGATATTTCTGACTGAGATCGAAGCTTACGGTACAACCTTTGCAGGTCCTAACATCGTAGCATCAACATACGAACAAGCAGAACTAGCTGCAGCTCAGAATCATTTAGTAGTTGTTGGGGAGCTTGATAGTATATACATTGATGATGAATTAGAAAAAGAACACTTAAACACAATCCCTAAAGAAGACGATAGGACAGTACATTAATGTTATTAGAACGATTACAACTTAGAAAAGGTGGTAAGGCTAAGAAAAAGTCTAAGTCACGAGTCAACGAAGCAGGTAACTATACTAAGCCCGGACTACGTAAAAGAATATTTCAACGAATTAAAGCAGGAACAAAAGGTGGTAAAGCTGGACAATGGTCTGCACGTAAGGCTCAGATGTTAGCTAAAGCATACAAGAAAGCTGGTGGAGGATACAAATAATGGGTAAAGCAAAGTCACAAGAGTCTTTAGATAATTGGACAAAACAAGAATGGGGAACTAAGTCTGGTAAAAAGTCTAGTGAAACTGGAGAAAGATATTTACCTAAAGATGCTATTGCAGCTTTAAGTGATTCTGAATACTCAAGAACTTCAGCAAAGAAAAGAGCTGATACTGCTGCTGGTAAGCAACATTCTAAACAACCTAAAAAAATTGCAGAAGACACTGCAAGATTTAGAGTTAAGAAAGGTGGTAAAGCAGACGGTAGGTTAAAACGAGCAGGAGTAAGTGGTTATAACAAACCCAAGCGTACTCCTAATCATCCTACTAAGTCTCACATTGTTGTTGCTAAATCAGGCAGTACAATTAAAACTATTAGATTTGGGCAGCAAGGCGTAAGTGGTGCTGGTAAAAACCCAAAAACTTCTAAAGATAAAGCAAGAAAAAAATCATTCAAAGCTCGTCACGCTAAGAACATTGCCAAAGGTGTATTGTCTGCAGCATACTGGGCTAACAAAGTAAAGTGGTAAGATGGGAAAACAAATAGGCAGTGACGAAAAACCAATAACATTTAGATCACCGATCTACAAAAATACACACGGAAGTAAGGGTGCTAACCCTAGACCCGGATTCTATACGCAAGACTATAGAGATAACTGGGATCGAATATTCGGTAAAAAGAAAACCGAGGAGAACAATAATGACAATGATTAAGAGATGGTTAGAAAAAATAAAAAACTTTCTAGCTCCAAAAAAACAAACAACTAAGAGGAAAACAAATGTTAAAAGAACTACTAGAAAAAAAAGTAAATAGTCTTATTAATACTAATGACCTTACAGACATGCAAGTCTGGGGTGTTATGTGTGCTATAGGCTTTATATCAGCTTTAATAATTATGTGGATAATCTAAATGTTTGTCCCTGATAACTATATCAGAAGAACTTCTTCAACCATACCTTTTGGTTATGAGCTTGATGAAAACTTTGATGGTTATCTAAAACCCGTGGAATCAGACTTGGCTGTGCTTAAGGAAGTGGCTGAGTCTGTTTTTCACCAAGAAATTAGCCTAGGAATAGGTGTTGATTGGCTCGAAGCTGAGACAGGTAAAGGCATGTCAAGACCCGGATTAAAAAAATACGTAGATAAGATATATGGAAGATTGGGAAAAAAATCCTAAAAACTACTTGACAAACCCTGACGGGAGCTATATACTAAAGAAAGACGGTACACCAAAGCGTAAGCCCGGTAGACCTAAGAATTCAGAGCTTTCAGATTTGCAATTAGCAGTAAGAGCTAAAAACAAATTAACTAAAAAGTCAAAGAAAGTTCAAAAGCTAACAAGAAGTTTAGCAAGAGTCAAGAAAGAACTTGACCAAGAAGAAAAAGTTTTAACATCTAATGTTATCACCAAGGAAGAAAGTAAAACACTTCCTGACCAGATACAAAAACATTTAGATACTACAGGTTCTCATGTGGCATTTATGCCTAACGAAGGACCTCAAACTGACTTTTTAGCTGCATCCGAAAAAGATGTTCTTTACGGTGGAGCAGCAGGTGGTGGTAAAAGTTTTGCAATGTTAATAGACCCATTGCGTTACTGTCACATTTCAGAGCACAGAGCTTTGATACTTAGAAGGTCTATGCCAGAACTAAGAGAACTTATAGATAAGTCTCGAGAACTTTATCCTAGAGCTTTTAAAGGTGCTAAGTTTAAAGAAGTAGAAAAGTTATGGCAGTTCCCAAGTGGAGCAAAGATAGAGTTTGGGTTTTTGGAACGTGATGCAGATGTATATCGTTACCAAGGACAAGCGTACAGTTGGATAGGTTTTGATGAAATAACTCATTTACCTACGGAGTTTGGATGGAACTATTTAGCATCAAGGCTAAGAACCACCAACCCTGAGTTAAAAACTTATTTAAGATGTACAGCTAACCCGGGTGGTGTAGGTGCACAATGGGTAAAGAAAAGATACGTAGAACCAGCCGAGGAAAACAAAAGCTTTAGAGGTTCGGACGGTCTAACAAGAAAGTTTATACCAGCAAGATTACAGGACAATCCTTTTCTTGCTGAAGACGGTGAATACGAAAGGATGTTGCAATCCTTACCAGCCATACAACGTAAACAGTTGTTGGAAGGTAACTGGGATATTTCAGAAGGTGCAGCATTCGCAGAATTTGATACGTCCATACATGTAATACCACCTTTTGACTTACCGTCATGGTGGGAAAGGTTAAAAGGTATTGACTATGGTTACGCTTCTGAAAGTTGTTGTCTCTGGGGTGCAATAGACCCCGAGGATAAGACCCTCATTATATATAGAGAATTATACAGAAAAGGTCTTACCGGTGAAGCACTAGGAGACACTTTGACTCAAATGGAAGAGTCAGAAATTAAATCCATAACTGGTGTGTTAGATACAGCAGCTTGGTCAAGGACTGGTTATACTGGTCCTACCATAGGTGAGTTATTGATTCAAAAGGGTCATAAACTTAGAAGAGCTGATAAGAACCGACAGGCTGGTAAGGTACAGATACATGAGTATCTTAGACCTAGTAGAGATACAGGAAGACCAAAGGTTCAAATCTTTAATAGTTGTCCAAACTTAATTAAAGAGTTACAAGGACTTCCACTATCAAAGAGTAATCCGGAGGATGTGGATACTCATGCTGCTGATCATGCATACGATGCATTAAGATACATGGTAATGAGTAGACCAAGAATGGATCATCCTCATCAACGAATGCTTAGAATTAAGTCGGATATGTATAGACCCACTGATTCTACATTTGGTTATTAGTAATATATGGAAAAAGAAAACACATTTTTAAACGCTGATAATCTTTATGAAGAAGTAGAGGGTGAAGCTGGTAAAGAACTTACTCTTGAAATAGAACAAAAAACTAATCTTGTTGGTATTATTAAATCAAGATTTACTGTTGCTGAAGATGCAAGACGTTCAGATGAATCACGTTGGTTACGAGCATACGAAAACTACAGAGGACTTTACAACAAGTCTATTAAGTTTAGAGACTCAGAAAAGTCTCGTATCTTTGTAAAGATTACTAAAACAAAAGTACTAGCTGCTTTTGGTCAACTTGTTGATGTAATCTTTGGTACAGGTAAGTTTCCAATTGGTATTGCTGAAACAACTATACCTGAAGGTGAGTTAGCTAACGCACATTTAGATACTCAAACAGGTGCACCCGGTCTTGAAAGTACAATGGGTGGTGGTGAGTTACCAGATGATATTGGTAATAGACTAGATACAAATCCTTATGATGTTGGCTACGAAGGTGATGGTAAAGTTCTTAAACCCGGAGCTACACTTCAAAAAGGAATGTTTGAAGAGTCTTTGGAAAATCAAATTGAAGATAGGTTGGTCGAAGGATTTAGTCCAAACCCTCAAGCTTTAGAAATTTCTCCAGCACAGAAAGCTGCAAGGAGAATGGAAAAACTTATCCACGATCAAATAGATGAATCAAAAGGTTCATCAGAAATTAGAAATGCTCTTTTAGAATCTTCTTTACTTGGTACAGGGATTGTAAAAGGACCATTTAACTTTAACAAAAAACTTCACAAGTGGGAAACCAGTGAAGATGGTGAAAGAAGT